CCAAACCAGCAGTGATCTCATTACCTTGCACAGCGTCTAGATCGTTAATGTGTCTGGCTATCCATGCGCCAATCTTGCGCCACTTCTCCTCAGTGACCTGACCTGCAGCCATTTTGCGTGCATCCTCAACGGTCTGTGGCATAAGCCCGTCACCCGATAGACCTTGCTCATGCAGAGCCAGTCCACGCTTTGCTGAGGCACGCATAAACGCTGGCGCAGACAAATCAACTGCACGGAATTCTGAATCCTCGTACTCCTCCTCTGGCTCGATAGGAAGTACTGGGTTAACAGACTTGATGCCCAACAGTTCCTCGTTGATCACCCATAGTTTGCAAATGCCGTTAGGGGATATCCGACCTTCAACGACCTCGCAAGCCTGACCGCCTTCGTAAAGAACACAGTTTCCACAGATCAGACCACTATCAGCAAAAGGTGATTCAGCGACATAATGCGCACCATTTGCGCCATCACCCTGATTGAACATTCCGAACTGTTCAGCAATGTTTTCATAGAACTCATACATTGCGAATTGTCTACCGTTTAATCCTTTTTCTTGCATCTCTGCAAGACCTTCAAGCATTGCTTCGGTTTCATCCTCTGAATCGACTTCTGGCATTTGTCGCTTATTTCCAACTTCACCTATTGGTTCAAATCCTTCAGCCAATGACTGTGCAACCATACGATCAATGGCTTCCTGCTTTGTTATGTAGCAGGCGAGTGTTGTTGCTGATCCATCTGATTCAATTTTGACTGCAGCCCAAGTAGAGCAATCGGATTGGTTTGCTGATATTCCATAAGGCATGATCAGTCTCCGTCTGGTGTCATCACACGCACATCTGTAGTGCCTGTGTTTGTAATGCCATAAAGAGTTTCGCCTAATGGTAGATGTATTTCTATGGTTTGATTGTTCGGTAGATGCAAACCACTAGATGAAGTCACTGCACTATTGCCCAAATATGAACTTCCGCTTGTTGAATGTAAATAACAAATACGGTTCTGGTTATCTGCTGCGATCAACAATGTTGGCGAAGTTGTGACTGTTACTGCTATTGATTTCATAATAATTCCAATACTTCCAAATCATCCAGTTCAGCGATCCAAGAAACAACACTAACTGCTTGCACAGAAGCACCCTTAACAATAACAGACGCAGATGCCTTGACAATGCGGATTGGTTTTGGTTTGACAACCTTTGGTTTTGGTTTCTCAATAACCAGTTCTGGTTCTGGACTCTTAATTAGTTCTGGTTTCCTGATTGGCTTAGGTGCTGGATGTGACCATTGGAAACCGCCACCACCGCTTACAGGCTTAGTGACAGGGGTGATCGTTGCAGTTGCTGTAGCGGTTAATTGACCGAGTAGTGCTGCTGCAAGGTTTGCTTCCGTTGTTTGCGATGTTGCCGTAGCAGCCAACTGCCCAAGTGTTGCTGATGCAGATGTTGGATTGTTGATAGTTGCTGTTGCTTGTGCTGTGAGACCAGAACATGGTGCTTGTGCAGAGGCGAAGTTGATTGTTTTGCTTGTTGCTTGTGCTTGCGTTGCACCCAATGGGGCTGTTGCCGTAGCGGTGTTTGTGATTGATGCTGTGGCTTGTGCTGTGAGCGCACCCAACGAACTTATTGCTGTTGCCCTATGGGTGATCAGGCTCGAGGCTTGTGCAGTTCCCGTGCCTAGTTGTGCTGACGCAGAAACAGGGTTTGTTGTTCTTGATGTTGCCGAAGCAGTAGCAGCGCCTAAAGACGCTGATGCGGTAGCGACTGTTAGGAAGTCTGCTCCGTCTAGTTTTCCTGTTCCATCAAGCGCACTTGAATCAAGATTGAATGCTGGTGAGAAACCGTCAAGCCCAAAGCCTGTGTTGTCAAGTGCGGTGCTGTTTAGCGTGAAGCGTTGCACGCTCATCTGTTATCTCAACTTGCGAGAGTTAGCGAAACCGACAAAGCGCCTGATGAGATCGTGAAAGTATCGCCAGCCGTGTAAGCGTTTCCTGTGATTGATCCAGAGAACAAGAAGTTTCCTGCTGTTGTTGCATCCCATGCTGTAAAGAAGGTTGCTGTTTGTGATCCAGCAATATTAGTCCAAGTCACATCAGCATCAGAAGTGAGAACACCTGCTGAGGCTGCACCGAATGATGCTGCTTTGCGTGTGGTTTCTGTTGCAGGGTTTGCTGTTCCAGTAGATGAAGGATCACCAATATGAAGTTTGATATATACAGAAGCGACAGCAAATGTTGTGTTGTTGCCTAAAGCATCCAACCATGAACCTGCAAGATATGAACTCAATCCAGTTGCCATTATTCGTCAACCCTTTCCTCAGTAATTGAAACAATGCGCCCATCGTCATCACGCTGAACTGATCTGCGCACCATCTTTGCTTCTGGCATAGTCACATTCACAACAGTTTCTGGAATGTTTATGGTCTGCGGTTTCAGGTTCACAATTGGTGAATCAACCTTGACACGCTGCTGAGGCATATTTATTGAAATGTCTTGTGGGGTTTCATTGATGATCAATGAGTGTGGTTCGTTGTTTCGGTAACTGCGTTCTGGTGGCAAAGCGTCAGTGCCCAATGTTGGCAAGTCTCCACCTTCAACACCAGCAACAACTGTTCCAGCGATACCCATAACAAACTGATCTCCACCTTCATATGGTTCACGGTTTTCAATCTCTCGAGCCTCGTTAGGTGTGAGTGTGCCGTTCATGATCTGTTTCTGTTGGGCGTTCACACGGGTTGTCAGGTCTGCACGCAGGAACTCCTCTGGGTTGAAACGCACCGATTGTGGGCGTGGCAACATTTCGCTGAAGGCTGATTCAAGACGGCGAACCCAACCGAGAAGCGTGTACTTAAAGAACGCTGAACCCAATGCCTCGATATTCTGGTAGGTCTGTGAGTCTCCACCAGTACCGATGATGAGGTGCAACGGGATGCGATACACACGAGCAATGTCACGGATGATTGACTCTTTGTGTTCCAGCATTTGCATATCGGCTGCACTGGTTGTGATGCTGCGCCACTTCAAACCGCCTTGCAACACGGCAGGCTTGCGATGCTTGTAGTGAGCCTCGACCCAGTTGTCACGAATCTGTTTAGCCTGATCCGAAGTAAGTGAACCATCGGTTTCCAATACTGATGATGGCGTTGCGCCTTCACCGTAGAACTGTGCAAGGAAACGATCCATTGATAGTCCCATGCCAATCGTGTTGTTTAATGTTTCTATTGGTGAAACACCTCGCAACTGGTTAGGCAAAATCATCCAGTGAATACTGCGAATATCTTTACTGCTGTACTGAATCTCTCCTAGATCGTAAATCATCTCACCTGTGTCAGCGAGTGCAATTTTCTTTATCGCTCTGGGGTGAATATTGCGCATTTCAACGGGAATTCCGTCTGCGCCTTTCGGTGCATAAATATAGGCGTTGCCATGTAATGCAAGAGTAAGCATTGTTTGGTGCACAAACTCAAACATGTTCTGGTGGTCGTTTGGCTGCTGGAATACTGATGGTGTTGGGAGTCGTTCAATTCTGTCTGCTCTCTTGCGCACCAGTTCAACTGGCATGGATGCAATTGAGTCAGCAAGGATAGTCACTGATGCAAGGACTGCGGTGTGTGCGAGCGCCGTGAACTCTGTTACTAGTTCACCTGACCAGTTGGAATAGAACGGGCGTGCAGATATTTGATATGGGTCGATGCTGGTTGGCAAAGCACGCTGTTCAGATTTTTTCCACAAACTCATGCTGCCAAGCCTCCACCGATTACCAAGAGAACGCCTAGCACAATAACACTAATAGGAACACTGAAACTCCCGATACCTACAACAATGCAAATGCCTCCAATAACTTCTAGTGCTGTTGTGATTATTTCTCTAAGTTTCATTCCATATGTCCAATACTGATGGTGTGGCTTCTGGGGTTTCAGGTTTGCTTGTTGCACGATCCAATGCCATAACCATAGCAATACAAGCGTCTATCTTTCGTTTGGATTTGCCTTTGCTGAGTGTCCAACCTTTGTCGCTCATGCGTTGTGCAGCCGATAGCACTTGGTCGGTGAAGGTTGGTGCGCCATCGTGTGCAACCTTCTTGGCAACAATCATCTCATAGGCGTTACCGCAGGCAGGGATCATGCGTGACGCTGACTGTGGAAAGGTAACAAGGTTCATGCCTTCATCGGATAGGTATTCTGCGCTTCGTTCAAAGAAGGCAGGGTCATATACGAACTCTCGCACCTCAAAGGTGTTGTGCAGTTCCCGTAGGTGTGCTTCTACGCCAGCAATATCAATTCCTTCTAGTTCTGGATTCCAGATTTTGGCACGAACAACAACTCGATCATCTTGGGGTTGTGCAACACAAACGGCGATGGTGTCACGCTTTAACGCCATGTCAATCCCAACCCACACAGGCAGATCAGGGTCAAGTTGATGTGTATGCGATACACACTGCGCCCATGCGCCTTCTGGAAGCCATGACTCCTGTGAACGCACCCATTGATTTAACCGCCATCTGCGTACAGAGGTCTCGCTTGACTGTTTCACGGCTGCATCAAAGTCCTCATGCGAAAGCAAACCTTCAGGAAGGTTAGGGTTGGCGATCAGTCGTGCTTTCTTGTCATTTAGGTTGCAGTCGGCTGGAGCCTCCCACCAATAGAATCCGAAAGACTCGTCATCAACTTCTCCTGCAGCAACTTGTTTGCCGTACTGGTACATCTGCCCTGCTGGAGAGTCCAGATCGTAACCAGCCGTTGTAATGCTGATGCTGATTGGCTCGATACGGTTACCTGAACCCAATTGCATCTGGTCAAGTAGGTCACTGTTTGATTGCCCCCAGATTTCATCTATCAAAGACACCGAAGGGTTTAGACCAGCCAAACCTTTAACCTCGCTCGATAGCACACGGAACACCGAGCCGAAGCGTGGCATCTCAATCGCATCACGATAAATCTTTGCCTCACTATTTAGAAGCGGACTGTTCTGGATTTGCTGTTTCGCTTCACCAAAGATAATTCGTGCCTGCTGCCTGTCGTTAGCCACCGCATATATTTCACCGCCAGCCTCGCCAGCAATCATTGAATACACACCAAGCGCACTCATCATAAGGCTCTTGCCATTCTTGCGTGGCAAACCTACAAGCGCACGGCGATAACGCAAACGCATCGTTTCGTCATTGCGCTCAAGCAAACCTCGCATCAACCACTTCTGCCAATCCGTGAAATGCAAAGGCAAACCAGCCTTGAAACCTTTAAGCACCTGAAAGTGTGCTTCTGCGAACTCTATTAGTTCATCGCCATCTGTGGTCTTATATTTGCGTGGCGTATAGAACGCAGGTTTCCACTTAGTTGCTGGCTGCACGCTTTTCGGCAATACGCCTGTGGAGATCGCTGAACTCATGCTGCTTCACCTCTCCCTGTCCTAGCAGTCCTCGCTCTGATGGTGTGAATCCTATCTGCCCCAACAAGGTGATGATCTGTCGGTCTATTTCACGCAAGGCTCTGCGATCACGCCAAGCGTCAGGGTTCTGTTGAAGTCGTACACGCAGCCTTGTGCGTTCCTCTGTTGCCTCACACAACATCAACACCAGTTCGGTATCCATCTGCTGTTTCAACCAGCCTGCACCGCTAGTCCAAACCTGCGCCCATAGACGCAAACCCTGCTCACCCAACGGGCGTGAAGGATCAGGGATGTGCGAAGTAGGCAAAGCAGTCACAGAAGCAGTAGGAGTCTCTTTAGGCAGTTTCCTGCCAGACGGATTCCCTGTGCGCTGTTTACGCTCAACAGGTTTCCTGTTGTGACCGCCAGAACCTTTACCACCCATGCTGTTCAATCCTCAATTCAAATAGGTACATAGTGTTGCATAAAGAAATAGGGCGCACCCTGCGATCAGTCAAGGTGCGCCCCACAGGGGGAATTGTATTCATGCTGATATTACCTGCAATCCCTGCCAAACCCCGACCAATCCAGCCCGAACCAACCCCAAACCAGTTCATAAAAACTGCTTTTGCTGCTGATGCGTACGATGACTAGGCACAGGGGTAGACGGGGTATA